ATTTCCGGCGCCGTGCCTTGCCAATGAGGCTTACATGAACAGCGAGCAACAAACGTTAGCCGAACTGCCGATCTGGATGGTGATTGTGCTGTCCCTGGTCGGTGGTGTTTCGGGAGAGATGTGGCGGGCGGATATGGCGGGTGCTCGCGGTTGGGGGTTGATTCGCCGGTTAGCGTTGCGGTCTGGTGCCTGCGTCACCTGCGGGCTTTCGACCAACATGTTGCTGTACGCCCTCGGCGTTTCGGTATGGGCGGCGGCAGCGGTTGGTTGTTTGGCTGCGATGGCTGGCGCCGATGTCGCTATCAACCTTTACATGCGCTGGGCCGCGAAGCGCCTCGGGCTGGAGCAGGCGCCGCCCCAGACCGGCGAGCCGGGGCAGTGACCCGGCCGGCAGCCCCGGCAGGGCGGGGGACCCTGGCGATATGGCCGGGGTACGGGGCAGGAAACCCGCGGTTCTTTGTTAGCGGGAGGTTCACCAGCTTAGTGAACTGCGGTGAACTGGTTAACCCCCTGAATTCATTGGGTGAACTGGACGTTTCGACATGACGCAGCTGACGAAATCGGAGTTCGCCGCCCGGCACGGATGGTCGAAATCCTACGTTTCCAAACTGGCCAAGCAGGATCGCCTGGTGCTGACCGATGACGGCAAGGTCGATGTCGAAGCCACGGAGTTGCTGCTGGCCGAGTCCGCTGATCCGAGCAAGGCGGCTGTTGCTGCCCGCCACGAGGAGAGCCGCATCGAACGTGACGTTCGAAGTCAGCTTCAGCCCGGCCCCGGCCCATCGACGGTATCACAGCCGGATCTGGCGCCCGGCGGTGCTCACAACTTCCAGAAAGCGAAGGCGCATCGCGAGTATTACCTCGCCCAACTGGCCGAGGCCGAGTTCAACAAAGTCCAGGGCAACCTGGTGGAGCGGAAAGCGGTGGAAGACGCGGCCTATGCGGCGGGCAGGATGCTTCGTGACCAGTTCTTCGGGCTTGCGCCTCAACTCGCTGCCGAGCTGGTAGGGAAGAGTGACCCATGGGATATCGAGAAGCACCTCGCCAGCGCCTTCCGCCGAGTCTTCACCGAGGTCGACAAGATGAGCAGCATCGACCTCGACCGAGCGATCACACAGAGCTGAGCCTATGCCAACCGGATACGCAAACGGTGCTGAGGTGTACCGCGAAGCGTATTGCCGAGGGCTGACGCCTGACCCCGAGTTGTGGGTAGACGAGTGGTCGGATGAGTACATGCGGATCCCGCGTGATACCGGCGCCGCCGAGCCTGGCAAGTACCGCACCGCGCGTACACCGTATGCCCGTGAACCTATGCGCTGCCTGTCCCCAGCCCACCCGTGCAAGCGGGTGGTGACCAAGGTCGCATCGCAGCTGATGAAAACTCAGATCGCCTTGAACTGGATCGGTGCGCTGATCCACATGGCTCCATCCAACATCCTGACGCTGCTGCCCAGCTTAGCCTTGGCCAAGCGGGTGTCTTCGCGGATCGGCAAGACGATTGATGTCACGCCCGAACTCAAAGCGCGGGTGGCGGCCAACCGGTCCAGGGATGCCCGCAACACCATGGACACCAAGGAGTTCGAGGGCGGCACGCTGTACGCCACCACGGCTGGCTCGGCTGCCAACCTGTCCGAGCTGTCGGCGCGGTACATCTACGGCGATGAAGTTGATCGTTGGGATGTCGACGTCGACCAAGAGGGTGACCCCATCAAGCTGGCCGAGGCCAGGGGCAGTACCTTCGGCCGCAACGCCAAGTTCTATTTCTCCAGCTCACCACTCATCAAAGGGGCGTCGCGAATCGACGACCTGTTCATCATGGGCGATCAGCGCCATTTCTATGTGCCGTGTCCGGCTTGTGGGCACATGCAGGTGTTGAGATGGGATCGCCTGCTGTACTCGGCTGACTTCAGCACTGTGCATTACCAGTGCGCTGGCTCGGATTGTGATGTGCTGATCGAGGAACACCACAAAAGCGAGATGCTGGCCAAAGGCGAGTGGCGTGCGCATGCGAAGGGGGACGGCGAGACGGTGAGCTTCCACCTCAATGCGCTGTATGCCCCGCTAGGCTGGCACTCGTGGGCGATGTTGGCCCGCGAGTTCGAAGAAGCCAAGCGCGCCCAAGACCGTGGGGACCTAGAGCCCATGCAGGTGTTTTACAACACCCGCTTGGCTGAGGTCTGGGACAGTGCCGTCGAGCAAACGAAAGCTGAGGTACTGCAGGCCCGCGCGCTACAAGAGGACTATGTCCTTGGCACCTTGCCCGTTGGGGCGCTTGCCTTGACAGCATCCGTCGACGTCCAAGCCAACCGTCTGGAGCTGATGGTAATGGCCTGGGGTACCGGCATGGAGCGTTGGGTGGTCGATCACCAGGTGATTCCTGGCGATCCGGCAGACGAGCGTACTTGGTCGCTGTTGGACGAGCGGCTGAAAGTCCGGTATCGGCACCCCTGCGGCGTAAGCCTCGGGATCCTGGCCACCGGCATCGACTCCGGCGGTCACCACACGCACGAGGTCTACCAGTTCGCCCGCGTGCGCCGCTGGCGCAACGTGTTCGCGCTCAAGGGTGCGAGCAAGCCGGGTCGGCCGGTCATCGCCCAGCGCCCGTCCCAAGTGGATGTCACCTGGAAGGGCCAGACGGAGCGCAACGGTGCAGAGCTGTGGATAGTCGGGACCGACACTGCCAAGGACTGGATCTACAACCGCTACAGCTTCGACAAAGGGCCTGGCGCGTTGCACTTCGCCAAGGACCTGCCCGACGAGTTCTTCCAGCAGTGTGTAGCTGAACGAAAGGTCGCCCGCTATGTGAAGGGCTACAAGCGGATTGAGTGGGTCAAGGGCAAGGCCGACCGCAACGAGGCACTTGACTTGATGGTGTACAACCTGGCCATGGCCAACTTCCTCGGCCTGCACCGCTACGGCGAACAGGACTGGGACAAACTGAGGCAGGCGCTGGCGCAGGCGAACCTGTTCGAGCAAGACGAACCGGAGCCAGCTAGGCCCCAGGCCAGCGAGCCGGACGACGATCAGGACGACGAGATCGATTCACCAGCGCCCGCGCCTGTACCGGTCAAGCGTAACGATCCACCGCCACCTCCACCGCCGGCTCCCCGTGCGGTGCCCCAACCCATGCAACGCCGCAGCTCCAGCAGCGGCTACCTGAAGAGACGCTGACATGGCCTATACAAAAGCACATCTCGACGCTGTCGAGCGGGCGATTGCGCGCGGTGAAAAGATCGTTCGCTACTCGGACCGCACCGTCGAGTATCGAACGGTGGACGAGCTGATTAAGGCTCGCGACCTGATCCGCACTGAGCTGACGAATGCCGCCGGGCCACGTTCGCGCGTCGTGCGCGTATTCCACGGAGGCAAGGGGCTGTGAGCGGACGTTACTTGTCCCTCGGACGCTCGGGTATCTTGGTGCCCGAGCGGATCAAGGCAAGCTATGAAGGCGCCGCCGAGGGACGGCGCTCATCGGGATGGGATGCGCCGGATACCGGCGTGAACAGCCTGATCATGCCGGCCCTGCGCAACCTGCGCTCCCGCTCCCGCAGCGCGGTGCGCAATGACCCTTACGCTGCCAACGTCATCGACAAGCGTGTCAGCAACCTGATTGGTACCGGCATCACGCCGCACCCACGGCTGCTCGACAAGGCGATTCGCAAGGTGATGCAGGAGCTTTGGGAGGACTGGGTGGATGAGGCGGATGCCGATCAACTCACGGACTTCTACGGCCAGCAGGCGCTTGTGGCGCGCACGGTAGAGCAATCGGGCGAGTGCTTCATTCGCCTGCGCCCACGCCGGCTGGAGGATGGCTACGCGGTGCCGCTGCAGCTGCAGTGCCTGTCACCGGAGTTCGTCCCCCATGACAAGTTCGAAATGACCCGCTTCGGCAACGTCATTCGGGCTGGCATCGAGTTCAACGCCATGGGTCGGCGTGTGGCCTACTGGTGCTATCGCAAC